GCAACAGCGGGACGCGCACATAATGCACGATGTTGTCTTGGTCGGACTGGCTCTGCCAATGCTTCACATTCAAATAGGCAAGCTCCATCAACGGCGGACGGCCTGCAAAAAAGCCTGTCTTTTCCAACACCAAATCAACCACCGGAACAAACCCCAGCGGCTCGCCGTTGCGCGACTGGTCGGCCTCGCTGTGAAGCAGCCAATTGCCGTCTTTGTCCATGCGGTAACGCCTGACGCGGCCTGCCTCATGTACATTGATTTGCTCTACCGTCCGTTCGCCGAAATCGCCGTCATATTCCGTAACCGCCTGACGGTATCGGAACTGCGTGCAAACCGGCCGACCCTGACGCATCTCATAACGGAAGCCCAACACATCCGAATTGCGGACAAACACCGCGTAAGGCCGCAAGCCCAACACCTTTTCCTCCGCCTTCGTCCTTGCCTTGCCGTCCGGGTAGTCCACCAGCACATAACTGGCACCCTTGGCCAGCGCATCGGCAAACCATGCGGCACAAAACACATTCAAGGCGTTGTTTTGCAGGTCGAAGTTTTGCAGGTAGTCTTTCAGGCCGTCTGAAACCTTGTCCGTGCCTATATCACGGAAAAAAACCCGTCCGACCATCTGTCCGATGGTTTCCTTCAGAACCGGCAGAAGCGTGGACGTACCCAGCCGCGCCTGATAGCCGTCGTCTTCTTCCTGCGGCCATTGCGGAAGATACGATTTACCTGCCGCCCGCATTGCCTCCGTACCGCCCAACAGCGCGTCAATCATCACGCCGTGGCCGTGCATCTTGGCCACAGCGTCAGTTTTGCTTGAAACACCCATAAATCACACCTTTCAGACGGCCTCACAGCCTGAAGCCGACACGCGCCAACTCTCCACGCTTGACCATCAATTCGTTAAATGCCCGGCTCAAACAGTCGATTTGGTCGTCATGTTGCCCGTTCGGGAACATCCGCATTTCCGCAATCAGCGCATCCGTGTCCCATGTGCCGTCATCCAACACCATCACATTGCCAATATTGACCTGTGCCGCGAACGGCTCGGCGCGTGTAACCTTATCGCCCGATTCGGGGCTTGAAGTTACAGAAAAACCCGCCAACTGGCGGGTTAGATACAGGGTTTGCGACTTACCCGCCTGTCCGGGGTCTTGCGGGATAGATATTTTCGTTTTCACGCCGTCTTTCTGCGCCGTGTTGCGCAATATCCTGTCCCTTTCGTCTGCGCCATATTGGCCGCGCACAATGTTGGCGATGATGTACCGCCCGTCTTCGGTAACGCCCAACCTGCCGCCTGCGGTGTAATCGCCGTCGTTTGCGGTCGAAGCCAAATCCCACGCGCGGATCCATCGGATATTCCCGGCGGGCAGGGCTTTCACAAATTGCAGATTGTCAGGCTTGAACGTACCACCATCAGGCGGTGCGGGCCTTTGCAAATACTGACCGGCGAAGACATACGGCGCAGCCTGTTCCATGCGCCTCAAGGTCTCAATATCATGTTTTTCAGGCCATAAGGCCGTGCCGTCGTCTTCAATCGCAGGTAAGCACAAGTGCTCCCATTCTTCGCCGTTGCCGCCGTCAAGCAGCCAGCCCGCAATATCGTTTTCATGCAACCTTTGCATAATCACGACAACCGGCGTATCGGGGCTGTTCTTCCGTGATTCCAGCGTGTTTTGAAACCAGTCGATAACGTTTTGCCGTCTAACCTCGCTTCGCGCTTCATCGGCCTTGTGCAAATCGTCCAGTATGATTGCGCCGCCGAATCCTTCGCGGTGTTTGCCCGCGCCGAAACCGGTAATCGTGCCGCCCGTGCCTGTTGCATACATCACGCCGCCAGCCGTCGTCTTCCAATGATGGCTGCTCTCGCTTGCCAACGCGAAATCGGGGAATATCGCCCGATACTCTTCGTGTTGCACTAAATTCCGAATCTGTACGGAGTTATTGACAGCAAGTGTTGCCGAATAGCTCGCATGGATAAACTCGCAATCCGGCACGCGCCCCATCGCCCACGCGATAAAGTTCACAACCGCTATTTCTGTTTTCGAGTAGCGCGGCGGAATGTTGATAATCAGGCGTTTCGTTTCGCCGTTGAAAACACGCTCAAGCGCATCGCAGATTAGGGCGTGATGCCGTGCCACCATCCATGGATAGCCGCGCCGTTGGTAAAACATATTCAGCGTGAAGTAAAACAAGTTATTCCGCGAAGCTATGCGCAATGCCTCTTGTTTTTCCGCCGCTGTGTATGTCATTTTGCAATTTCTTTCAATGCTTCCGACAATGCGCCCTGCAAATCCTCTTTGGACATTTGTACTTTCTCATTCTTTGGCGTCATGCTGCCGTCGGACGATACGTTATCAACGACCTGCGTTTCACGCCATCCGGCTTGCGTTTTGAGGTAAAAGATAATTGCCGTAAGGTTGCCTTCTCGAACCTTATCTAACAGGCTTTTGCCGGCCGTGCCAATGGCTTTTGCCTTACCTCTTTTATAGCGTTCAACTATCTCCGGATTCTCATCCATCATTTTATAGAACGTTACCTTGCTTATACCAAAGTAATTTGCAATGTGCTCAATACTCAAAACGGAAGCAAGGGTTTCGATTTGTTCTATTTGGTCTTTTGTAAGTTCACACTTTGGGCGACCTGCGCCGCTTTTCCCTTCTTCGCTCATTTCCCTACCGCCTCAATGACCGCACTGCCGCTGATATAGTGTTCATACTTTGGATAATGCAACAGCTTCATACACTCTTCCTTTTCCTTCTCATCCTTAAAGACGATGACCGTGTATATCTCTGCGCTGTTGCGCTCTTTCAGTTTTTCAGTGGATTCTTTGCGGTGTTCTTTTATCTCGCGCAGTGCATCTTTTGTTTCGGATATTTCCGTGTTGTCTTGAAACATATCGCTAAACCGCGCATCGCCGTCAAACAGCAAATCGACATCGAGCTTGTCAAAACCCATATCGCCGAAGTCCACGCCGAAATCTTGGTTTAGTTCTGCCAGTAATTCCGTATCCCATCCGCCCTGCGCAGACGGGTTATTCAGAAAAACCAGCATTTCAAGCTCTTCAGTCTCACTAATTCTCACAAGTGCGACATCAAGCTCATAATCGTTTTTGCCGTCTTTGTAATTCTCTAAGCTGTCCATCACGCCTAAACGTTGATGGCCGCCTAAGATATACATCGTACCGTCTTCACGCTGATTGACCGTGATTGGCTGAATCAATCCAACCTGACGCATTTTGTCTTTCAACTTCTTCTTTGCGCCATCTGCGATTACACGCGGATTTTTCGGGTGCTCATGCAATTGGCTTCGATGGACAGTTACCATCTCAAACTTTTGCAATGACGTTTTCTTCATGATTCATCTCGTAGTTTCTTACAGCCGCCTCGACAAACGGATACCATTCCGCCACTTTCTTGTAATCGGCAGGATAGTGCTTTTTCAGCAACGCCATTTCGGACGGCTCAAGCGAACGGAAAGAATGCCCCAATACGGCACTTTCGGGCGAAAGCTTTAATCTGTGATGCTGGATATAGCGCATCACTTCCGCTTTATTCCAATGCGCCACCGGGTATATCCGCCCGCGCTTATCATCAATGCTACCGCTGTTTTTAATCATGGCGCGACGGACAATACTGTCTGCGATTCGTTCACCCGCAACAATCCACCACACATCAGATGACAGGCGTAGATATTGATAAACATCAAGCGGCTTCACAATTGGGACAGAGTAATCTTCTTTCCGGAAAATGCCGTACCGCATCCACCCCGAAATCATAAAATGCGGGATGCGCTCAATCTCAATGCCGTATTTTTCCTCATACCATCGCAAATTTGCCTCTTGAAAACTCAAGCCCGGCACAGAGTACATAAACACAACATGGATGCGCTTAAAGTAACGGGCGCACAAATCCAGCGTTACTTATGCTGTCTTTGCCGCCCGAAAAGCACACAATACAACTGTCCGAAATCCTGCTTGCCGTCTTAACTGTCTCAAACAGGATATTCGACATAATTAACCGCCTTTGCCGCCGATGGACTTACGACGCGCGAGGTTTGAAGCCTCACGGCGAGAAATTGTGTTACGAAGTGCCCCATAACCCAACGAACCGACACGGCCAAAAGAGTTATTTCTATTGCCTCCACTTGCAATATAAGAATTGCCTTTTGCTTTAGCCATTCTAATCTCCAATAAAAAACCGCCTTTCGGCGGGTTTACTCGTATTTAAGCCAAATACTTTTTTCAGTAAAAGGCCTACCTGTTTCAAAATGACGCGCCTCATCAAAAAACGCACCATCTGAAAACTCTATCAAATCATCATCAACATCAAACAACCGAAGCCTGCCGTTTACCTTCTTTAAGCTGACATGACGGATGTTGTCCAGCACCCACGCATAGACACCCTCTTCAATTTCATTCACGCAAGCATCTTCGGCATCTTCAGGCGTGGCAGGACGAACATCTACCAATTCAGCGACGCACATCATCACACCGGCAGGCAGTTGATGGGTTTCATCACCCCAAATAACCCACGCGTCTTTCTCTGACTTAGATGCACAAATCAACAAATCACCGCGATAGTCTGTCTTCCAGCTTCTCAGTTCGATTGATTTTTCACAATTGCCAATCAGAAAAGCAAACGGTTGTTTTACACTCAATGCTTTCATAATCTGCCTATGTTATACTAATAATTACATTAAATCATACTTAGTACAATTATGCAAGCTAAAAATACAGACTTTTTAACTCTACTTGAGGCCGCTCAAATTACGCAGGCCGATTTATCAAAAAGACTCGGCATCACTGCGACGGCGATCAGCCGCTGGCACAAAATCGGCGTCCCGCAATATGCAGTCGCCTACCTTGAACTACTGGCGAAATATAACCGTTTAATCGATAAGATTTAAAAAAAACCGTCTAACTCCGACCCCTCTCAGAATTAGACGGCAAACACACACTCACCACATAGGAAAAATGGAACGCCCTACACCGGCAAGGCATAGGGCGAAGGGTGCAAGAACCGCTTTATAGTCTGTCTTCGCATGACAACCATTTAGGTCGGGCAAACGCGCGTTTCACTTGCTCCGCGTTTTCTTTACAGGGTCAACAAGGAGAGTGGGGCGCGACCCCCTGTTTATTGGAAGCGTCCGCGTCATCTTCCTTAGTGCTTTAAGCACCCTTTCAGCCTTTGCCCGTTAAGGCAAACACCCACAGAAACCTGAAACCGGCCGGAGAACCCTCCAACCCAAAATTTCAGGTTATTCAGGCCGTCTGAAAATTCAAACGCCGCTACCTGTACAGGCAGAAGCTCACATTCAGACGGCCTGAAAACGCAAAAACCCGCACATTGTTATGTACGGGCTTAAAAATTCATATCCTTTGGGCGTGCGAAAAGCCCCGCAGGGGTAACGATTTGAATTATACACCTATTGTCGGAAAAAACAACAGGCCGTCTGAAAATCTGATGGGGGGAGAGGATTAAATCCCCCTCCCATCTCCATCAAGCCTGATGCGCGAGGCACGGAATCAGGCTGTCTTCGTGCGGCATCGAAGCATAACGCAAGGAGTGGCGGTAGATTTGGCCGTTTTTCACCGTTACGGCGTAATGGGCGTCCCGTTTCAGGTCGAACGGGATATTGGCCTGACGCTCAAACAGCTTCGGCACGGTTTCCAAGTTCACGGTTTCGGCTTCGCGGTATTGCGCCCCTTTTTCTACGGCCACCCGCGCCATCAGGCTCAACACTTCGGGGAACTGTTCGGGCGGCACGTCTTTGTAGCCGACCTTGAATTTCGATTTGACCGCGCTCCACAAGGTAATCGCCAAAGCCTTTTGTTTCTCAAACGGCACGGACTGGATCAGGATATTGTGCAGGGCTTTGACTTCCGCCTGCTGTTCGTGGGTTAGGCCTGACGGCAGGGCTTGACGCGGGGCTTGCGGTTTCAGACGGCCTGACATTACAGCATCGAAGGTGCGGATAACCTGTAAAAAGAATTTGGCACTAATCCATGTGGCGTAGGCATACACCAATTCTTTGCAAGCGTAAGTGCCGCGTTTGTTTCCGCCACGAACCACCTTGATAACCTGTTGATTTTCTTTCAAACCTGAAATTTCAGGTTTGGACAATTCATCAATCAATTCAGTAGTTTGCTGCAATTTCAGCCAGTTTGTCAGTTCATGGCGTTTCTCACCGCCGCTGGCTTTGTGCAAATCATTCAAATTGTAAAGGTTGTTTTCGGTTTGGCGGATTGCCACATTAGAGATTGCGATTGCATTCATGATAGTTTCCTGTAGGTTGTTTTCGAAGTTGCCCGAATAGGCGGCCGCGAGGTTCGAAAACTCCCTACAAGAGCCGTGCTTATTTCCTGCCGAAGCAGGTATTGTATTCACAACCCTCGCGGCCATAGGAAACCTTTATCGAAACAAAACATCAAGGAAACTATGGACGTAAAAAATTCACGCTGACGGGGTGAATGCCGTGTAGGAAGAGGTTTTCGACGCCTCGTGAGTGGGAATATAAAACAAAACCCCCTGCATATGCAAGGGGGTTTGTTACCTTATTTGGGTTTGCGTTTAAAATTCTCGTCATCACAGCAGAATCGGTAAGAATCAATAACCAACCAAACAACACGAAGCAGGTTTTCAGGCGTATCAATAATAACTTGATTGCCTGACACCTCAAGTCCGCATCGTTCGATATTTGAAATATCCGACTCTTCCAATTCGATAGGGAAGATTACAGACGGCCTTTGTTTGTTGTCAAAATACCGTAATATCCATCTGTTACTTTTGCCATCAACCAATACGCTGAAATAGCTTTCCGTATCCTTTGCCTCAATACTCGCATCATCAGGAAGAATTGATTTGACCAAATCAAACAACCTTCTTTCTGCATAAGTGGTAACGATTTTATTGTTTTCGGGGTCGATAATCGGCGCGGTCGGATCTTCCTGCTCCTTCTCAACAAGGGCGGTCTCCTCCTGCACTTTCGGCGCACTAAGCCCCGACACAACCATTGAACTAACTGTATTTTGAACAGCCTGTTTAACGATATGACGTATGCTTTCCAAATATCGTTGGGTAAACTGCCGTTGAATATTCGCCCTTCCCGCCACATAACGGACGAAATCCAAATCCACCTCTTTCAAGCTTTCTGTAATTGATTCTGTAAATGCCGTCAGGTATATGCTTTCTTCTGCAAGGCTTCGCAATGCATCGGGCTGAAACTTGTCGTGCCTAAACTGATACAGTTGCGCCATATCATTTTCATTCAACATCGTAACATCAACGGTCAAAAACGGCTCCGAATCCATAATATTCTTGTTGGACAAATCGGTAAAAAACCGCCATTCCCGGCCGTTGGTAATCGCGCAAATGGCTACTTCAGGCGTGGCATTGAAGTAACGCGACAACTGCGGACAATGATTGGACAAATTCTCGGTATATGATTTTGCTTCGATAAACATAACCGGTGCGCCGTTGCAAAACAATGCGTAATCGACCCTCTCCCCTGATTTTGCACCTGGAAAATCCGCCTGATATTCCGCCCGAACCTTATTCGGATCGAATGCCGAAAAACCTAGAATATCTAATAAAGGCAAAATCAAAGCCTGTTTTGTCGTCTCCTCGGTAGTACAGATATGTGCAACCTTCTTGACATGTTCCGCATGAGAAGCAATCCGTTCTTTAAATACCGCACTTACAGCCGCCGTATTCATGTTAATCCCCTTAGTTAAATTTGATTGAGCAAAGCCCGCATGAAGCGGGCAAAATTCTACAGATGGATACTTAATATCCTGCAGGAATAACAGGGGCAGAAACAACAACCCCATCTTTCATAACAACCGAAACTGTTCGAACCGATCCGGTTAGTCCATTCGCAAACGACCACACATAAACCAAGCCTTCAGGAGATGACTTTGTTAAATTTGGCTTGCCAAGCAAAGTTAATACCTCCTGTTCATTCATACCTTGCTTTATCTGCCGAGCGTTATCCCAACTGAAATTTGTACCGGCACATCCGGCCAATAAAATTGCACTAATGGCAAGAGCAAATACTTTTTTCATACTATCCCCGTTTCATTAAGAAGTGTTAATTTCCGCAATCATACCGCAACCGTAAAGAAAATCAAACCTTCTCAAACAGCAAATCAAAATCATCCCCTGCCGCCTGCCGTATCGCCCCATACCACGCGGCCAAGCCTAAATCCGTCTGCGAATGCAGGGGCTGCTCGCCGCGCCGCCTGATTTCAGCCTGCAAGCGTTCCTCGTAGGCTGCCTGCGACTTCGCACCGATGCCGAACGAAATACGGACGGCCTCCTGTTGCGGCGCATCCACCTTCGCCCACGCCTGCAAAGTCAGAAACATGGCATCTTCGCCGTATCTCAAGCCGATTTCAGGCTCATGCGGGTAAACTTCCTCCCCCATATAGCGGCTTTCGATGCTCAAGCACCGATTGCGGCTGCGCGTATCACGGTAACGACGCTCAAAAGCCCGCGCCAAGTCGTTCATAAATTCAAATTCTTGCTGATTCATAGCTTGATTAACCCTTTTTCATGCAACAAAACCAAAGTCCGCATTACACCTTCCGCGAAGGCTTTTCCGCGTAATAAAGCTCAATAATCTTTTCTGCAGCCCCGTCCACAACAGCTTCGGCGTTCTCAAGGCCGTCCAATAACGACAATGGCAACTTCCCGGATTGGCGGATGAAGTAAGCAATCAGCCATCGTTCTTCGCAACCGGAAAAATCCAAACGCTCCAACATATTTTTCAGCGTTCGTTCGGGCATCTTCGCCCCGCCTAAAATCATGGAGAAAAATTTATACTCGACGTCAATCCGGGCTGTGATTTCGGCTCTACTCATTCCCCAGTCGGCTTGTTTGAGTTTGATTAGCTCTTTTAGCGTCATAGCGTTCCCTGTCATTCAAAACTCCCAAATAATGCCAAATTCCTGCGCCGCCCATGCTTGGATGCGGTTTTGGTAATCGGTCATCTCGCCGGTATTGAGGGTAGTGGTCGAAATGCCGATTTGCGAACCGTCCGGTAACTCTTCGCTGCCGATGAATTGGCGTTTGCAGTATTCATGCCACGCATTCTGACTAAACCGTTTGCCGGATACCCATGCCTGCTCGGCCAAAGTCTGATAAATCTTCCATAGGCGGCGGTTCTGCTCGGTGCTGCGCTTCGATTTGTACGGTCGGATGCTGATTTCCAAATCAGGGCTTTCTTTCAGCCAGCCTTGCAGGTTATTCCAGATAGTCGTCATCAGCGGGCGCATATTTTGGATTTGCAGGCGATAGGTTACAGATTGCATCATTCAACCTCCCTTGCCTTCCTACGGTATTCCGCCGCCAGTTCGCGCAGTTCCTGCTTACCGTAATGCTTTTCCGACTGGTCGGCCTCGATGCGCTCCACTTCGGCCAGCCCGACACGCCCAATCAAACCTTGGCGATACGCCACCACATTGCCCGACAAATGGCAATTACAGTGTTTGCATTGTCCGTGGGTATTGCCCTCGTCAAAGCGCAAATGCGGCGAACTGCCCACACTGCGGTAATGCCCCGCGTCGTAGCTGTTCGGCTCGCGGCCCAACGGCTTGCCGCAGCTAATGCAAGGCTTACCCCTATCCCTCAACCTGATATAGCGGTTAAACGCCGCCTGCGCCTTTTTCGTCAGCCCCGGTATCGTTTCCAACTTGTGCCGCATCGCCGCCGTCTTCGCCCGCTCCTTGCGCTTGGCTGCCTGCTCCGACTTGATGGCCGCCTTGCGCTTCTGATCGCGCTGATACCTCACACCGCAGGCCGGGGAGCAGACAAACTGCAACGGCCTCTGCTTTTCAAACACCGTGCCGCATACTTTGCATTTACGCTTAGCCATTCCGCCT